TTGGATTATCTCAACTGAAGAAATGAACTTCTGCACAAACGTAGAATTTCTATGGGTTAAGGACTTGGATTTAATTCCTTACAACCCTAAACCTACACCACCATTTCCACCAGTAAATTAATTTTACAAATGGCACTAATACCTATAATAGAAGCTATAAAGAAACACGGAGTAATAGGTGTTTTAGTATTAGTAATATTCTTAATGTATAGCTTTTTTACTAAAAGGTTTGAGGTTTTAGAATCTAAACTTGAAAGAGTAGAGTTAAAGCTATACGATTGCTTAGAAGATAGAATGCAAACAAGCAAAAGGCAATTACATAAACACGTACAATTTAGCGAATTAATGGTAGGTATTTTACCTGATAAAAAGAAATATGGAACTAAAAGAAAGATGGCTGTCTAAAACTCCTAAGTTTTGGAAGAAAGTACAAAGAGTAGGGATCATTGCAGGAGCAGTAGGAGCAGCTATAATCGCAGCACCTGTAGCTTTACCCGCAGCATTAATTACGGCAAGTGGATATTTGTTGGCAATTGGTGGAGTTACGGCTACACTATCACAACTTACTAAAGAGTAACTTACCTAATAGTAATATGCAGTTAAGTAAGCATTTAAGTAGAGCAGAATTTGAGCGTTCAGATGCTGCTACAAACTACGGAATAAGCAATTCGATGAACTCTGGGCAACTTGCTAAAGCTATGGCATTGGCTATTAATTGTTTTGAGCCTATTAGAGAGCATTTAGGAAAGCCAATTAGAGTGAATAGTGGTTATCGTTCTCCTGCCGTAAATAAACGAATTGGAGGGGCTCTAACGTCTCAGCATAGTTTAGGCGAAGCAATAGATTTAGATTTACACGATAGAGATTTATTCGAGTGGATTATAGATAATGTTACTTTCGACCAATTGATTGCAGAATTTCCATCACAAGGTAAAGCATCTTGGTTTCATATTTCATATAGAGAAGGAAGAAATAGGAAACAAGTAT